GATTCACAATTATCATCACATAGGTAATTACCATTTTTGTCAATAATAGAACGCAAAGAATAACTCCAATCGAGATTATGTTTTTCGATTGTGTCAATACAAGTTTCTACGTGGTCTGGCTTAAATGTGTTATCTTGATCCAAATATAAAACATATTCAGTATCAATTAAGTGTGTGAAAGAAGCATAGATTCTGTGGCCATAAAATCCTTTTGCACCAACATTCAAAGGCAAATAACAAACTTTAAGAAAAGGATTGCCTGCGTATTCATCTGATATTAGTTTGACTCTTCCTGAAAAGTCTTTACCATCACAAATCAGATAACATTGTGTGTCTATGCTTTGGTTTAATACAGATTCAATAGCATGTTTTACATCAGATGAACCTGTTGTTGGTATAATTACTGTCGCTTTTTTCATAACAAAATCCTGTTTTAATTAAGAAACTTTTATAAAAGGTGCGCTATTATCTGTATTAGATAGAGCATATCCTAAAGCACCTTGAACAAATGAGTTTCTTTTCTTTTCTGGTGCTGACATTAGAATGTCAATCAACTTTACTCCCAAATATTTAGAATAGATTTTATCAGCTGATGTCTCACTCGACTTTGCAGCAGCCATAAAAGATTCTTCTGACATTCCAGGTTCTGCATACTTAGAAAAAGTTTTGTATAATTCTTTAATCAACTTTTCATCTTTCGACCTTGCTGATGATATTACTGATTGTTGATTTGGAAGTTGTTCTAAACCTAAATCTTTGAGTATCAAATTGATGGGCCCATATGCAATCTTACCGTACTTTGCAACTTTTCCAATTAACTCACCTTGCCATCCAGATAAATCTGCAAAAGAACGCAATTGCATTTCAATTTCATCCTCACCTTTACCATAAACATAAACATCTTTTGAAGAAAATATATTTGAATCTTTCTTTTCTGCTTTAACTCTAAATCCATTCCAAACCATAGGTGCTCGTTTTTCACCAACATTATAGTTTGTTTGGTGAATAGTATTCAAAGTTTTCTTTAATGAAATGCCAATCAAATCTCTATCTTTCAAAGCATTTAACAAGTCACGGTTCAAACAGTCCAAAGTTTGACATTCGCTAATATCTAACTTGAAACCTTTTCTTGCAACCCAAATATCTGCTGGAGACCATTTGTTGATATTTGCAAAAGGAGTTTCCATTTTTCTATTAAGTTCTGAAAACTTTTTATTAATCATGTCCACTAGACTAGAACCACGATGAAAAATATATTCATCTTGTTTGAACAAACCATTTACCAAAAATTCAGCACAACGTTCATAGTGTTTCAACCATTGTTCATCTGTCTGTGAAATCATGTTTTTATCTGTTTCATCAACATCATAAAGGTCCTTAACATCTTTATAGTGCTTAATTACCGTGGCCAAATCAGCAGCACCATATTTTGTATACACGGCAGACCAAAGACAAACAGAAGATTCATTCATCTTTGTATTTTCTGCACCTGCACCAGAACCACCGCCACCACCTAAGTCTTTGCTCTTTGCTATCTTATTCAAATTGTATGGTCGATTTTTAGTATCTTTCAATACAATTGAATTGTAACCTTTGTTGTCGCCAGGAACCAATGCAGCAATTTTATCATATACTGCTTTTTCATATTTGAAAACGACCGGTGGTCCACTTGCCATTTCAAATGGTTGTTCATTTTTATATTTGTCTAAAATAATCTTTTTTCGGTCAGGTCGTGAACCAGTTGGCTCTTTGAAAAAATCTGCAGCGGAAAGTGCACCCATCTTAATCCTCCATAATAAAAATATTTATCTAATGATTTGAATGTCTTTGCCTGATGTCCAAACTTCAAGTTCGGTTCTCAGTCTTCCTTCAGATTTCAATGTTTCATAACGATTGGTGGCTTTGTTTTTCCACCAAGCAACTATGTTTTCCAATTCAAACTTATCATAGTTCTCATCTTTGATTAACACATCAGTCTTGCCGTTGACAACATCAATAAAGTTCTTAAACCCATAGTTTGAGATGTAATAACGTTTTTGTTCTGTCAACTGCTTCGCATTATCTATCACTTGGTTGAATTTGTCAAGCTCTGGCGTACCTTTTAATGCACTTTTAACCAAAGAAATAATCTTCATACTAATCTTTAGTTTCTTACTAGATGCATCTTCATCAACAATCTTACCAACTCTATCTTGTACATAGTCTCTCAAATCTGCATATGGTTTGCCATGCATCATTGGTAAGAAATCACTTTCTGTTTCACCTTTGTGACGAATGTAAGGCTTCATACCATCATACTGTGAAGATGATTTGGTGGAACCATACAAACTTGTTGTTTCAAAGAGACATAAATTCATGTCATACTTTTTATTGACCATTTCACGGACGGTATGAGAACAACAAATGGCAGCCAATAATTTACCACCAAGATAATTGTAACCAAATGGTTGTGCAGGAACAATCACAAAGCCCATCATTGCAGTATTGTTAAATGATTTACCGCCTTCTGGAGTCTGCGTAAACACTTGTCCTAGCATTGCATTTCTAGGTTTACAGTTGATTACAGGTGAACCTAGACGAATGAATCCTAGAAACTTATCCGTGTTCTTCTCTTTGACTGCTAGATGTAAACTACGACCTACTGGTCTAATGTTAATGTGAGATGAGGTAATGTTTAGTAATGATTCCCAGAGACCATTGTTAATACAAACGACTTCAATATCCATATCACTAGGAGACATTGAAAAATCAGAGAATAAGTCATCTTCTGGTGCGAACAAAGGGTTTGAAGGTATTTCTGCCAAAGATGCCAACTTTTGGTCACGCATGTATTCATCAATTCTACTGAAACTGCTGAAATAGTCTTCAAATACTTTTGCACAGTGTATCGCCTCTTCTTTAGTTAAATTCATACCTTAAATCCATCAAATGACTTTTTATTTAGCTTCTTAGGTTCAGCAAATCCTGGCCCAGCATCAACAACGCCTTCTTGACCTGATTGTTCAACATCATACAGTTTCATCTTTGCTCTGTCAATACCAACTGTGAATCTTTTATAATAAGTTGGATCATTATAACGATTCTTCAATTGTTTGACCATCAACTGACCCATTTCTTCTAATTCTTCAGAAGAAATCAAAGCAAACATCAAGTCGGCGGTAGCCGGCAAACCGAAACTCTCACTAGTATCTTCGAGTCCTGGATCGGAAGAATTATAACCGGATCTTGTGGTCTGAGTTGCAGAAACAATTGGGACTCCGAATTCAACGGCAAGTCCACGCAATTCTTCAGCGATTGATTTGACATAAGTGTAAGAATTGATGTTTGATCCTGCTTTAATTCTTGAACTGCAACATATGTTGAGATAATCAACAAAAATAATATCAGGTACAAAAGATTTTTTAAGGTTGAGTTCATTCAATAAAGTCCTAAAGTGTGTTACAGAAGCGGAAGCAGTTGGGTACTCTTTGATGATAAGTTTACCCGTTGTTTTAGATTTAACTTTCTCAACCTTCTTGTCATACAAGTCTTTAGGAAGATTAATCAATTCATCTAGTGATACATTCAATAAGTTAGCATCTATTCTTTCAGCAATACGTTCTTCAGCCATTTCCATAGTGATGTACAGAACATTTTTGCCCATCGACATATTTCCAGCGGCAACATGACACATAAACAAAGACTTACCAACACCAGTACCAGCAAGAGCAATATTGAGTGTTTTAGCAGGAAGACCACCTTTTGTAATTTTGTTAAAGAACTCCAAATCGAAAGGGATTCGTTCTTCATGACGGTGGTAAAATTCAAATCTATCATCGCTGTTCTCCAAATAATCATGTCCTACAGATGTATCAAATGTTACCGCCAATGCATCTGATAAGATTTTGGGAATTTGACCTTTGTCGTGTAGTTTGTCTTTGCCATCGAGTATTGAAATAGACCCCAATACAGCGTTATAAATGGCTTTTTCTTGACAAAATTTTTCTGTTTTATCGACAAGCCATCGAATGTCGGACTGCTCGCTGCCAGATGTTTGAATCTCCGTAAGATAAGTCTCACATCTTTGTAATTCATCGCTCGTAAGATTTCGCCTTTCTTTGACGGCAATAGAGAGAGCTTCAATCGAGGGTGTCGAATTATAATTCTCCGTGAATGTGGAGATTTCATCGTAGATAGCCCTTTCTGTTCTGTCTGTGAAATAATCAGCCTTCAAGAAGGGGAGGACTTTTCTTAGGTATTCGTCCGAGTAAATCAAGTGTTTCAGTATCGTCTGTTCTAGTTTCATCAATTATATCCCCATCAATATTATCACTCATCAATCCAATTAACATATCTCCAAGATACGTCTTGAATTTAACATCTTCCATCAATTTTTTAGGTTTTATATCAGGAGATTCTAACACATCGAAAGCAAAATGTAAATGGGGTCCGTCATCTTCTTCCGTTATCTTCACTTTACCATACTTAAACACCACATCTTTGTATTCTCCCAATAAAAATTTGATGTGGGTTATAGTTTTATCATTTTTGGGATATATGAAACAATAATCTATTCCTTCTATCATGCTTCTTCCGTTTGCATAATGTCACCGGTAGTTATGCTATATTTGTTCATAACATACTCAGTAAATGTACTATCATTTAGAATTGATGTCCAAAAATCTTTCGTATCTGTTTCTTTGATACGATACTTCTTTTCATCAACTTCACCTGTTTCCATATTTACTTTAGAATACCAACCATTGCTAGGCTTAACAACGTGACCAGATTCCAAAGCAATGTCAAGCAAGCCAGACCAACGACTGATGCCACCGTCAAACGAGACAGTAACTGGTATCTTTGATTTTTCTTTAACATATCTACTCTTTTCTACATTGATAATGAAGTTATATCCGACAATCTCAGTACCTTCTTTTTCTTGTTGGCGACCAAGAATGAAGATGTTGTCGGCTGAATAATAAGAACCTGTACCACCACCAACGATGTCTTTAGGGAACATTCCGATTTCTTTGTAAGTGTGATTCACTACAATCATTGGAATATCTTTCAAAGATAAATGTGGTGTCACCATTCTGAACAAGGATTTAACTTGTTTAGCACGAGACATATCTGCCACAGATTTCTCAGATAAAGCATCTTCAACTTCTTTCTTTGAGGCCAGATTACCAATTGAATCAATGATGATAATTAAGTGTTCACCACGAGTCAACTCAGTTAACTGTTTCATAATATCAAACTTCAACTGTTCAATGTCAGTAAGAGGAGTATGGAGGACACGATTAGTGTCAATGCCGAAGGAATCGAAATAAGATTGAGGAGTGCCAAACTCAGAATCATAAAATAAAAGTGCAGCATCTTCATATTTGTCCAGATAAGATTTGGCCATCAATAAAGAAAATGCAGTCTTAAAGTGTTTGGATGGACCTGCCCACATTGTAAGACCTGGTGTTAAACCACCGTCAAGTTTACCTGAGAGTGCAACGTTAATCATTGGGATTGCCGTTGGAATCATATCCTTCTGTGTGAAGAACTTTGATTTGGATAGAATTGCAGATTCTTTGATGCTGCTGTTCTTTTTGATTTTGTCTAATATACTCATTTCATTCCTTTGTTAAACATTTCTTTTGTAGAAATTAATATCATCTTCATTACCTGTCATCTTAAAATTGGACTTGATTGCCATGCCTTTCTTAGCCAATTTCTTTTCTTGTTTAGTATCTATTGGTGTTTGAATATCAGGTATAACTACACCTTTTGGTTTTATTGGTTCAGGCTCAGGTTCTGGCATAGGAATTTGTTCGCTATACATTACATTTTGCTCTGGTTCTATTTCAGGCTCTTTTTTAAGAGACATGTTACCCGCTATCAATAATAACACAGCAAGAGGGTCAAATACAACCATAATTAGAATGATTACCAATCTAACGGCTTTGTCTATGATGTCTCTTTCTCCTGAACCATATATCAACTCAGCAACATACTTGATTGGGCCAAAATCCGATTCCGCCTTCTGTAACGCCACATTAAGAGGGCCTCTTTCTTCGTTAAGGGCAGAAATTGTTTT